TTGAAGCGGCCCAACACCCCAAAACATTTTCTGATGTTGAAATTTTTAACTTACTAGTAGACTAATGAATAAAAAAACACTAATCATTCTATCCTGTTGTTTTATTTTAACCCTCTTCTGTGTTAGCCTAATACTGGCAAATAACACGGAGACTAAGGTTGATAAAATAACAGTCACTTACGAGAATAAAAAACAAAAAGAATTCCCAGTGACAGTAACTCTCACCAAATATCAACTGTGCAAAATGTTAGAAACACTTGAGGAAGAGAGAGGTTATGGTCGTCCTGCTGACCCACAAGACAGCTTCACCTACACTTCAATTGCCAAAGGCAATCAACACTCCGAACAATACAGCATCTCCTCGACTCATTTAGCTAAAAAACCACTATCAGATGATTGAGGTTTCGCTCTCAGACAAACAGCTAAAATGGTGTAGGGACCATGCCCAAAAAATAGTGGATTATTACGGGGGTAATAACACGCTAGGGTCTGGTTCCTACAACCACAATAAAATAAGTAGTAATTTAGTTGGCGTTAAGTCTGAGGTTGCAACTACAGTGTGGCTCAAAAGACACATTGATAATAGGGGGATCGTCCCCAACTTCGTTGATTTTAAAAATAAAAAATTAAAGGGCGATTTAGATATAGTAGGTAGGTGCATAGAAATAAAAGGTCTACGACCTCACCAGTGGGATGACTTCAAGAGATGCATTCCCCCAAAACAATTGAAGTCTTACGTCAGAGATGACGCTATTGTTGTTTGGACAACGACAGCGGGAGATACAAAGGATTTTAAAGTAACATTACAGGGGTGGAACTATGCTAAAGACGTAGATGATAACGGGGTCTATCGTAAAACAATATGTGATAACATTTGGTTAAAGGAAGACTCTCAAATGCGGGACATGGAAAGCTTAATAAAAGAATTAAAATGAACACTAAAGAACTACTTAAACTCCACGATGATACCTGCAAGGCTTGCAGGGTAATCATGCAAAAGAAAAACAGCGATTACACTGGTGGCAAGGGTGCTACCGATCCCTTC